GGGTCTTTAAACGTTGTTGCACCTTCACCAAAAGCGTTTATTGAACGCAACCAATTCTTTGCATCTTTGCTAATTGTGTGATGCACATAATTGTCAATAAAACTAAAATCAGGAATGTCGGTACCAAAATCAACACCAAACTTTTCATATTGTTGTTTAACAGCAGCATACGAACTATCCTGCCAAGCCTTGTAACGTTTAACTAAAGCATCTTCAACAGCCGTTCTAGGCAAATCAGGGTCCTCAATGAGGCTGACTAACTTGCCAGCAACACCTGCTTCACGGGCATCATCTATAACTTGTTTTACTTCTGCTTTAAATAGGTTGTATGCGAAACCTGTTTCGCCTTTACCAGCCATTCCAGCCGACCATCCAGCCAACCCACGAATTACACCAGATTCGCTAAGGACATATTCGCCACCAACTTTTCTTCCAGCAGCAGCGACAAGTTTTCTACTAGCAGGAGTAAGCAACTGAGGTACAACGTCTATGCCTTTTATTTTGAACGGCAAATTTACCGTCGCACGTGTAATGTCACCAATTTGTCCACGAGTCAAAGCCCAACCTTTACCGATTACATCGGCAATAGGTTCCGTCCATTGCACAGGTTTACCAGCCAAACGTAAACCAGTGTTAATACCTTCAGCCAAACGAATCTCTCTAGGAATAGCCCACATACCGAGACGAGCAATATCGTTACCTTTGCCAACGAGTTGAGGATATTTTGCCAACATTTCAAGTGTCAAAAACTTATCTGCAAGCAATAACCGTCCAGCCTTACCAACATATTGAACCTCACCAACACCCGTCACATAGTTCAACGGTTTAGTAACTTCTTCCGCAATAAGGTTTTGGACATTGCCAATAAATTTGTTACGTTCAACATTACGTTTAGCAATAACAGTTTTCTTTAAACCCCAATCAGGGTCCCTCGCTTGATTAATTAAATCGTTAAAACTAGGTTTAACTTTGTCTCCCCCAATATCAGGTCTTTTAAGCAGTTCTTCTTTTGTGTTGCCCATACTGATTATGTCGGCACCTACTTGTTGAATTGGCAACACCACTTGCCCAACACCTTTAGCCAGCCCTTTCAATACAGGATTATCTATACTGAGTTGCAAATCAGACAACTCTTTGCTGATTGATTGACCAACACGATTAGCAGGATTGATGACACCACTAATCGCACCAGCCCAAGCCTTACCTTGGGACTCTACAGAGAAATCTCCACCAGTTTTATAAGCAGATTTAAACGGGGACAAAATCTTAGAATATGCAACATCTTGCAATTTCTTCAATAACGATGGTGCTGCACCACCTAACGCCTTTTCTGTTTTTTCGCCTGCACCAATACGTTCAGCGTCAGCAATCAACTCTTGCCTCTGCTTAGGAGTCAAAGCAAGATTGGTTGTTATTCTTCGTTTAACAGTCTCAACACCTTTAGACAGTTTTAATCGTTCTTCACCACTGGTAGAAGCATTTTTGCCACTACCATAAACTGTTGGTGCCGAAAAGTCTTGTTTTGCTTTTCCAGTTATATCTGTAAGAGTTGGTCTGATAGACGGTTTAGGAACCGTTGTTGTGGTAGTTGTTGGGGCAGGGTTTTTGGTTATATCTGTAAGAGTTGCCCTTTTAGACTTGCCATTTTTATCTGAGTCTGAGTTTCTTACATAGGCGGTTACGGGATTGCGTGTAATTGCCATCAATTATGCCTAACTTGTTCCCATAATGGCATTATGGTTTTTAGTAGCCGCCTCGTCTAGAAGCCACTATTTGTTCTATTAAACGTCTGCGTTCTTCTTCCGCAGCAGCGTCTTGTGCAGCACGCATAGCAGCCTCGGCATCTGGAGTATACGTTTGTGCTGGCGGAGTATACATTGCACCACGTCCACCACCTTGTTCAGGTGGTGGTGCACCAACATACGCAGGTACCGTAGGTCTAGTGTCATTAATTATTGGCGCAGGGTCCTGTGTTGCAGGTTGCTGTGTAACAGGTGCCTGTGTTGGTGCATACTGTGCAGCCTCAGCCCTAGAAACAGCCGTCTGAGTCTCGCTGGCATTACGTGCATCTTCAGCCCGTTGTAATGCTTCCATACGTTGCATAGCCAACTGATTAGCCAAATCATCATACTTACTGTTAATCTGGTTCGTATATTGCGCCTTGCCAGTAGCCAAACCTTGACGACCAGCAGCAGCAGCACCAATACCAGCATTACGTAAAGCATCCATATAGTTTCTGTTACCAGTGTTTAACTGTCCAGCAGTGTTTCTAACCAGTTGTGCGTACTGTTGTGCCAAAGCAGCATCGGTAGCCGACTGTGCTGTCACACCAGACGTGTCAGCACCCTCAGCCTGTAATGCGCCCATAAGCGGATTAGATTGCGGTGTTTGACCCAAATCAACCAACGGAACATTAGAGTACGCTGTAGGTGTAACAAGCGAGGACAAGAACTGTTGTTCAGCACCACTGATTTGTCCACTGCCAGCATTAACAGCCTGCAATAGCGCATCCAGTGATGCGCCACGTTGGCTATTAATATCGGATTCTTGTTGACCGTATAATGACTTTATACGACCCAAACTTGTATCATAAGAATCCTTGCCCTGCTGAGAGTAAATGTCGGCAACCTTGTTTAATGCCGAAAATTTCCGTTCACGTTCAGCCTTCGCCTCAGATTTTTCCAATTCAGTTGCTTCACGGTCAGTAATAACTTTTTCCGCAGCAGCATCAATTTTGTCGTACTCCAACTGCAACTTAGCCATCGCCAACTCGTTAGCCAATTTTTGTGCTTCAGTTAAAGCCTTGCTTCCGCCGCCACCATCGCCAAGGGCTTTGTCTTTTTGTTTTTTTAACCACGCAAGATACAATTTCATTTGTTCAGAAATGTATGGTTCTGGTTGACGGTCAGCCAAATCTGGCACTTTGGGTTGTGCATTACCAATTTGCGCTTCTGCGGTGTCGGCACTACCACCTGTATAATTTCCAAAAGTATCTAATGTTACATACTTTGGCTTTGGCTTTGGTGGTGGTGGTGTTTTTTTTGTTGGTCGTGGTGCCATAACAATCTCCTATATGTTCCTAATATGAACTATATTGCTGTAAACTTGCAGCAGTAGCCATAATCTGTTGTGCTTTCTGTAAACGAATCTGAGCAATATAATCCTCAAGGTCAGACTGCTGACTAGCATCCTGCAAAGCAATATTGTTTGCATCATCCTGAATGTTCTGTGTCTCAGCCCCTAAATCACGTTGAAACTTCTCCGCATACCGAGCCAACCCCGAACGACGAATACCAGACTTAACATTCGCACCACCCAAACCACGCTGACCAAAACTAGCAGCAAGAGGCTGATAACTTTCCGAATAGTTACGATTAATAGTCTCCAAATTACGGGTACCACGCTTCTGCCCCTGAAACGCAGCAGCCTGATTAGCCAACGACTGCTGTTGCCTGCGACGTAGCGCAGCAGCCTCAGCAACCCCATAATCGCCATAATAGTCAGTCATGCTCATAACTACTTACTGCCCCGTTTAATAGACTCAATCTCGTTACTCAACCGAGCCAACTCCTGCGACAAAGTTGTAAAAATTTGGCGCAACACATCAGCATCCGCACTAGTCAAAACGTTAATCAAAGGACTATTCCAAGAATCAGCCATCAGCCAAACACCTGCGAACCTATAACCAACTGGTCGCTATCACCAGCAACACTAGTCCCACTAGAAGCAGCAGTTAAACGTCCCTTAGAGTCTACAGTAATGTTTGCTGTAGTGTACGAACCAGCAGTCACAGCCGTACTGGCTAATAAACCAGACGTAATTGCACCAGCATCAATGTTTGTCCCTGCTGCTAACGCTTCAACAAAAGTTTTGATAGCAGTAAAGTTACTGTTAACTTCTGCTGCGACAGCAGTAGTTCCGTTAACAAAACTGTAAGGAATAGTAAGTGTAGCCATTAGCCTTTAACCCTTCGTGATTGAAATTTGTAACCGATGCTGTTTATGCCCCATTTTTTGCCTAACTCGCCAGAGAACTCCAACTGAACACATCTAGCCAAACCAAGATTAGAACCAGAAACAACAACAGCACTAGCAGCACCAGCACCCCACAAGCCAGTACCCCACACACCAGTACCCCAAGCCATCGCAGTAGGGTCTGGAGTTAACGTCAAATTAAAAGTTCTACGCTGATTACCTTCAGCCTCATCAAAGTTGTGGTAAACATCAACAGTGATAGTTGTACTAGCGTCAGGTTCTTTCAAAACAAAATCGGGTCTGCGAAACATTTTTTTTTGAATATAAGAACCAGCATCAAACCATTTAGTGCGATAACGGGTAACAAAACTGCTTGCAGTACCATCAAAATTGTCTTGTTCTTCCTCATAGTTATCCACCGATACCACACGCCCAATGTTTGCGTGACACAACAAACCAAAAGAAACCCCACTAGAGTTTTGCCAGTTAATACCACCAATCAGACCATAACTATCAGATGATTGAAACATCGTGTACGTACCAGCAGCGTTAATAGACGGGTCATAAACAAAATTGACTGTCGCTTTAGTGGCAGCAGAACCAGTCACAGAATACGGCACAGCAAACCAAACACGGCTATTAACCCAAGAAACATCAACAGGTTTAGTTGTAACATCCAAATAGTTTAAATCTATAATGGGTTGCAACTGGTTAAAAATGTTTTTAAGACTAGAACCATTATAGTAATGGAAGCCCTCAGGGTAAGAAAAAAAGTATACACCAACATCGGATTGTGCAAAACTTCTCGGAGTGCTGATACCAAGATGGTTAGATAATTCAACAATAGTAAAACTAGTGCTGTCGTATCCGAATAAAACAAAAATGGCTCTAGGTTTAAAAATTATTAACTGACCAGAAACAACAGCCAAACCAGTAATCCCGTTACCGCCACCTTCAACATCCAAATAGTCGTCAGTCATCCAATCCTCAGGCAAAGAATCGTGTGACCAGCGCACACGATTTGGAAACGCAGTGCCGTTCTCAATCGTGTTAGCAGCAAACATTTTATTAGCATGGACAGCCAACAACTTTGCGCACGGCATAAAACCAGCAGTAGGAGTGATGTATGGTTGAAAAGTAGGACCGCTAGCAGTCAAAGCAGAAGCATAAGTATTAGTAGTAAGCCACTTATAGCCACCATTACCGCTAGTACCAGTAGAAATATATAAAGTTTTACCCCACTGCGCAAACCCTGCACCAAAATCTGAACCAACAACAATATCGTTACCAGACGAAAACTGCAAAGTAGAAAAATCAGAACCAGTAGAACGAAGAACTTTAGTCCCATTAGACAACATTATTTGTGGCGCATCACCATCAAAACGAAACAAATTATGAGGATTCCAACTACCAATAACCGTACTATTAATCCTTGTATAACCACCACGAGTGAACACACCACCTCTAGGGTCCACATCAACATTCAACATTTTAGGTGACTCGTTTTCAGCCAACTGAAACTGGTCAGCACGCAAATTTAGCCCACCAGTAAAATCCTGTTGCTCAAAAATACCGACAGTCATTATAGAGTTCTACCAAGTTGCTGCATCCAACCCTTAAAGGTAGGACGACCTCTGGTTTGTCCATGCGACAACACTAGATGTGCGTGACTAGTTGGTTTAATTTCGGCGTTTCGTGCCAACGAAACACCCTCATCAAAAGCACGCTTATACTCAGCAGACATAACAGTGTCCTCAAGACGCTGATAAATACGGCTACACGCATAATAAACCAAAGGCAAATGCAAATTCTTACTAGCATCAACATTACCCAAAGTAGTGAACCAATCAGTTGGTTCACGATAACCACGACAAGTCAAAGAACGAACACTGTTCGGCTTAGGATACAAATGTATTTGGCTATCCCAAAGAGAATAAAACAAAGGATTACCAGAAATGTCATAAGAACCAATATAGGTTTCCTCAGCCATGTCATGCCCAACCATGTCCAAACGGTTACCAATAGCAGTGTTGTCAACAACAGAAATAACCTCATCAATAGGGTCAGCAGTAAAATTGGCTATAGTGTAAGCACGCTGATTAACAACAGTGTTAAACGTGAATGTTTCTTCCAAAAACTTCCACCGTTTTTCCAAATCCAATATACGGTAATAGCCGTCACGAATATACATATTCAACAAACTGTCAGGAAGGTCAGTTGTGTCCAAATCTGTTATGTCACGGACAAACCCACGTAACGTGGCAGCCGTTTGGGCTACCATAGCCATTATGAAACCTGCTTAGTTTTCGCAACCTTACGAGTATGCCCAACACAAAGCGTGCTGTTTTTGACAGCGAAACCCTCACATGTGTCCTCATTGAACGAACAACGACCCTCACGACCCAAATACGGTCCACTGCCCGTAGCCAGACGGGCACCATCAATATGTGCTAAACGGTTGCCAGTAACGGCTGTCCCATAATAGGCTTGGGCTTGCATTTTGCCTGATTCAGAGTTGGTGGTCATCACAAATGCTGTATCTGTTCCCAAATATGGGATTTAATCAATCACCAAAGAGTTGTCGCTTCAATAACAACGCTGTTTTTACGTTATTTTTTATAGACCCTTTAGGCAACTTTAAAGGCGCATAAGTGAAACCTAGACTTGCTAAATGTTTTAACTGGTCAACCGTAGACGTTCTGTCCAACATTTTTGATACATCTTTTACACCCAAAAAATCAGCAATACTAGTATCCATAGCCCCTTTGCCAATAAGACCAGCCTTAGCAATACTGCCACGAGCAATACCATTCAAACTAGCCGTAGGACTATTATAGCCCATTATAGGTTGTTCAGACATATTAAGCGGTATCTGTCCAGCCGCATCAAACGATTTTTGTGCCTCAGGACCAATCAAATATTTGTCAATAAATTTTTGTAAAGCATCAAGCGCACCACTATTATCGCCCTTAGATTTTGGTACCTTCTTGACAGGTTTTTTAGCAGCCATTACTTGTTCTTGCGACGTGCATCCTTGCGTCGTTGAGCAGCAGCATCTTGACGTTTAGCCATATTCTCTTTAGAGTTCACACCACCAGCAGCCTTTTTATCTGCTGCTCTTTTGGCTTTTTTAGCCTCACGAGCCAATAAGTCATTCTCGTCCATAGCAGCATCACGCTTCATATATTTGGGTGCGTTTTTCTTTTGCGCTGCATCAAGCATCTCTGCACGACGACGTTGAGCAGCAGTAATAGGTGCATTTTTATCTGCACGATATGCAGTCAACCAATCATCACCTGTTTTTATACGTCGGTTAACTTCTATACCTTTTAAGTTTCGGTCATAAGTTTTAAATAGGTTTTGTTTAGCCAAAGCACGGTCAGACTCGCTAATGGTTTTGCCCATCCTTGCGTTTGCTTTAGCACGACCTATTTGACGACGAGCAGCACGAGCAGCAGTGTCGGCATTTTTTGCTATTGCATCCATAATCAACTTACGTAACTTGTCGTCAATAGGACCAAGATTCATTTTAGGTTTTTTAGCAGCCATTAGTAATCTCCTCTAGAGTTTCGCAACACATAATCTTTATATTCTTTACTGATTCCGTTCCCACTTTTAGGTTTAGTAATCTTTTTGATAGGGTTTTTGTTAAAATGTTCTGTAGCCATGCGAGCAGTTTTTTCTAGTTCACGCCGTTTAGTCATAGAACGGGCAATCTGCTGTTCAACTTTTGGGGTACTACGTACAACAGATTTTATTAATGGTTCTATAATGTCGTCTATAATGCCTTTTGGTCGGGCAATATTGGCAATAGCAGGTTTACGTTTAATAGCCATATCTTGTCTTTGGTTGCGCCTTCTTCGGTTTTGACGGCATGTATTTTGGTGCTTGTGGTTTCCGTTTAGGGTACATGGGTTCTAATTCTTTTGGCATCTTCATACGTGAATCAGGTTTAGGCATTGGCTTCCGTTTCCGAGGCATACCAGACATGGTTTCACGTTCTGTTGGTCGTGTATCACGACCAGCAACAGGATTTTTTCGTTTTGTTGGTCCTAGTTTGCGTCCCATAAATTCGTAACCTTGTGGTGGTGGTTTCTTAGCCATTAGCGTTTTCCTTTTGTAGTTTTAGGGCGCAACATTTTTGCGGCGGCTTTATTGCCTCTTTGAGCCTGACTACGACCAATTTCAACTTCTTCTCTAAAAGCCTTGTTACCCATTTTGTTAAGACTTCTAGGAAGATACATTTCTTTAAAAAATCTTTCGTGCGGTCCATTGCTGTCACCATACAAACGAGCAACCCTGTCTTGTTTGTCCAAATACATTCTGTCTTTATGGAGTGCAAGAGCATTTTCTTTTGTCTTTTTTAATCCTTTTCGCCCAGTAGTACTTTCTTTCCAAGTATTTATACCACTAGCCTTGTTGCCTAATTTTTTTTCAACCGCTTTATCAAGCCCAGTTCTTTCATAACTTTTTGCAAAACCTTCGCTGCGAGCAAAACGCTTTATGTTTTGAATTTCAGATTTTTTAAGTTGTTTTCCAACTTGTTTAGCAACGGCTTTACCAAAATCATCCAACGGAGATTTGGGACGACCAATGCCGTCAAATGCTTTACGTGGCTTACCAGACATTAGTAGCCTTTCTTAACAGACTTACTTTTAGACTTCTTGCCATTAGGGTAGTTAGAAGTTTTTGTCCCTGCTTTAGGTTTTGCATCAGCGTGCGAGGACAAAATACGGTATTTAACTGGCACACATTCTCCTTAACATGATTCGGTGAGGGGCTTTTATCCCCCCACCGAATAGTTGAATTACTTTACTACACCACCAGATGCCAAACGGTAAAGTTGGCATGTTGATGTTGATGTTACAACCCCAAGGAATGTTGCTGAACAAGCATCAAACACTGTCATGTATCCTCCGCCTGTAATTGTCCAACCAGTGTTGGTTGTTACAACAATTTCAAAACTACTTGCGAGGTTGATGATTGTGAACTCAAACGAAGTTCCAACTGCCTCATCCGTCAACGCAGCAATCACAAGTGCTGCTGTTGGAAGGGTGAACAATCGGTCAGCCGTTGGTGTTTGCACAAACAACTTGCTCTCAAGTAGTTGTGCTGCTGTTGGTGTTGCGTTAGCATCAGCCAAAGCAACCGCAGTTACTTTTTCTTTTGCAGCAATATAGTTTTCAATACGCTTGCGTGTTACCGCACCGTCTGTATCATTTCCTAATAGTGGCATTATGTTCTCCTAGTTTTGTTAGTGGTTAATTAAGCGGTCTTAGCGGTAAGTTTGCCTTGCTTCTTACGGTTACGGCAAGTCAAGTTGCCGTAGCACATAATCAAAGCGTAGCGTGCATCCAAATCTTCTGGACGAACAAACTCTGTCTGTTGGAACCACTTAGCCGAGTGACCGACAAGTGTGAGGTATTTTGTGTTCAAGAAGAACATAACACCTGCTGTGCAAGCCACATCGTACATTACAGGACCAGCCTTGAACAGAAGGTTCTGGAAACCAGCATCCGCCGTCTTGGTGTCTGTGTAACGCAAGTTAGGTTGAAGCAATGCTTCGTACTTCTCGTACAATGTTTGTGTTGTCAAAACCACGTCTGGGTGGTCGTTACCAACAGAAACGCTGTTGTATGCAGTTGCCATTTGGGCAAGTGTTAACGCAGCACTGGTGTTTTCCTCATATGATTGCCACCATGTGTTGGTACTTGAGTCAATGTTTCCAACAGTGTTACCTGATTCAACGAGGTTACCCAAGCCGTTCCAGTTTTTGCTGCTGTTGCCAGTGCCGTCGCTGTAAAACATGGTGTTGAAACCTTCACGCATAGACTCCTCAGCCTGCATGATTTTGGCTTCCAACAAGTTGATAATTTCTTGCTCACCATTGTTCTTGGCTTCCTCAATACCGCTAATTGAGATTGAACCAGCGTACTGCTTCCAATCATATTCAGCAGCCGAAATGCCAGCCTGTGGTGTCAACGAAATCGTGTCATAACCTGAGTATGAACCGATAGTGTCGTTTGTTGCATAAACAAGTGGTTCCACAATTTTGGTACCGCCGTTAAGCATACGGATGCGACCCTTTTCGTTCAACATGTAAGTCAACGGACGTGCCGTGAAAATGTTGTCAGTTAATTGGTCACGATAATTTGCGAGCGTTGTAGTGAGCAACGCATCAAAGTTGCTGTTACCAGCCATAATAATATCTCCTAAAAATAGTTGTTGGTGTAATGATTATAGTTCTGCACCGAGTTGCCGTTTAGCAGCAGCCCAAGCATCACGAACATTGGTAATAGCCTCAACAGATTCATTAGTAGTACTCGCAGGATTAGAACCCCCCGAAACCACAGAAGCAGAACGTTTTGCATCAATAACCGACTTCTCGGTTTGCTGCTTTTTTTGTTCAGCCTGTTTCTGAATATTTTGTTGTGCTATCATTTTGTCAAACATAAGTTGCTTATATGTCCCTTCCAAATCTGTTGTTCCAAGCCGCAAAGCGGTTTGGACTACTTCTGGAACATTGAAATCGTTATAACGTTGTTGTAACCCTTGAATTTCTCTCTCAATTTCCTGTTGAGATTGATATTCTTCAAAAGATGCAACCCTCTTGTCCAGTTCACGCATTTTCTGTTCAGCAGGGTCAAGTGATTCATAATCATCAACCTCGGCAGCAACAGTAGCAGCCTGAGAACGACTAATGTTATAATGCCTAGCAAGTAGGTCAATAGTCGCTTCTGGGTCCCGTTCTAACGCAGTTTGAATTGTTGCAGCATATTGCATTTGATTGCGTTGCTGAGACAACTCCTGAGTTTTACGAGTATAATCTGCTTGACGTTGGTAACCAGCAAGGGCTTCAGATAACGGAACTTCTAAATCCTCACCATCTAATCTGACTTTAACTACGTGATTAGCGTAATTTTCTGTCTCCAAATATGGTGTATCCGAAACTTGCGTTTCCATTCCAACATTCTCGGTTGTCCCAATGTTGGGGTCCATGTTGTCCTGTGTTGCGATTTCATCGCTCATTATGTTTTCTCCAAGAGTCCGTAAAAATTGGTTGCTCTCAACAATAGAAAACCCTGTTCCCTATTGCATAGGGGCTTCAGCAGTTTGTCCCATAGGTGGTTGCATAGGTAACGGCATCCCTGAAGGTGGTGCACCTTGAGGTGGACCACCAGCAGGCGCAGCACTCATAGCCTCAGGCGGAGGTGTGGCTGCCATGAACTGTTCAGGTGACTTAACACCAAAACCAAACTGCAACACATGCGAAGCCAACTTTTTCATATCAATAATACCTGTGCTAGCAAACGGTGCCATAGCATCAACAAGTTGTAAAGCCATTTGACGACGAAACGATTCGTTTTGTGGCTGAGTTGAACCAGCCTCAACTTCAAAATCAAAATCGCCTTCCAAATACTCACGGTCATAAGTAACCCAAACAGACTCACCACTTTTTGTGACAACACGGGCAACCTGCTCACCAGTCATAAACTGTTGAGTCAAAGCAACCAAACGCCTAGCAACCTCTGCAATAGCCTGTTCAACAGTAGCCAACTTATCTGCCGTCCTAGCGTTAGAAGCATCTTGGATAACACCAACTTCTGTAGCGGTACGACGAATTTCCGTGCTGGCACCACGTGCCATCTCGGACAAACCAGAAATACGGTCAATGTCGTTTATAATCATACTGGACTGATTATAGAATTCTGGAGGTGAAATCGTTGTAGGCAACGCAGCAATAACATTACCCAAAGGCTCATCAGTGATTACAGGAACCATCACGTTGTCCTGTTCTGACTCCAAAGCAGTACGACCTAATTGGTCAAATGCTGATTCTTTGTAAAGATATTTGCGAGAATACCGTTTACGATGATTCATCATCTGGGTACGGGTTTCGTTCAACTCTTTTTGCAACGGCTCAATAGCCTCAAGTTCACCTATAGGATAAAAAGCGTCAGGGACATCATAATCACGTAACATAACAAAAGGATGCCCAAACGAATATGGCATCTTTGTTGGTTTAACCAAAAAAGTTTCACCATCTTCGGCAAAGACAGACATCATCTTTGTTGTAATGTCGTAATATTCCCAAATTTCTGCGTAACCAGCATTTTTGTCGTTAACTTTACGACGAGAAGGGTCATCAGAGTAACGGCTAACAGCCATAACAGAAACAGCCTCACGGGCAGTTTTGTTGTAACGTTTGTCCGATTTAACTTCGTTTAAAGGACGGCGGATGCGTTGAGCAATCCAACGCATATCAGCCATACTGGTTGCATCAGCGTCAACAAAGACATCCATAGGAGAAACACGTTCAGCAAAAGGAGAGTCCTCCAAAATAACACTATTTGTAACAGATTCACCACCAACAACAGGGTCAGAAACGTCATCGTCGCTGCCAGCAGCAACCGCTTCTTCTTCAACGAAACGGTAACCCACTTTAATCCAACCATGACCGTACATAATGAAATCTTTTACAGTCCGACGGAACTCTGTTTTGATATCACGATGTCGCCACCAATAATTTACAACCGCTTCAGCAATAATAGCATTAGGTGCATTTTCGGGTTTGACAGCATTAACCACAATTTTAGGATGATTAATAGCAATGCTAGGTGCAATGATGTTTACGTTAGAAAACACAATGTTAATCAATAAACGGTCCTCATCACTATAATGTTCATAATGACGACCCTTGTATAGGTCGGTTAAACGTTTCCAAGTGGCATCATAGCCATCGTTTTTGCGCCAACGTTTAGAGAACTCTAGTTTCTGTTTATATTGTTTAAGATAATCTGCTGTAGGTTTACGTGCCATTATTTACCTTCTTTTCCGTCGTGCCAACCAATATGTTTATCCAATTTACTAGCAACGTTATCAACTTTGCCACCAATGTCACGAAGCAAAGAACGTGCTTCAGCATGTTGACTAGTATTTTCGCTACGCAACTTACTCATAATGACCACTATTGGACCGCTTATAATTGCAATAACGATTGGGACAATAATGGTTTCCACAAATTACATCCAATTAGTCACAGGTTCAGCAGTGATACCATTAGCAGCAGCGTCAGCAACTTGTTTCTGTTGTCTTTCACGAACCGTAGGACCATGAAAATCATCTTTACCATAAGTAAAACCCAAACGAACAGTTTTTACATGACAACTAAAGCAAACCTCACCTCTGCGAGGTATTTCGTCAGCAATAAAGTTTTTTTCGCACGATTTACACGTAATGTTCATACAAATATGTTAGTTCTGTTCCCAAACTAGCGCAAACCACGTTCACGCACATTATGCGCACCAATAGGAACCCTGTTGTCTGACTGGTTGCTCAAAAGATGCTGTTCCCACCACAACAAAGTATTCTTAGGAACAACAGAATTACCCCGATACTCAGGCAACCACACATATTTCAACATCTGATTACCGATAGCCAAACTGATAGTACGGTCATCATAAGGACTACCCGACATTTTACCGTTTGTTTTACGAACAAATGTTTTCAACTCAGCCAACGTCTTATCACAATACACCTCTAGTTCAAGATTGCGTAAAGCACCAGATAACTCGTCAATAGCCAAGGGTTTACTAGAAACCGTTGTACGCCAACCCAAAGTATCAGTAGCCAAAGGAGTCACCTTAGACAAACGACGCTGTTTATAAAGATTACGGTAACCCAACTTCTGTGCAGCCTTAAGAGTAGTCAAACCATGATTGTTGCTTTCAATACCCAACAACGCCGTGTTATACCACCAACCCATTTGCGCCAACATTTCCCCAAAAATATCTGGCTCAACATGTCCATGCCAATGCGCAGCCACATAACCATTAGTAGCATTGATTATATGTGCAGAACTATAATCACCATGCGCTAAACCTTCAGCAACGTCAGCACCAATCACATAAACACACTCAATATCGGGGAACTCCCAAACAGACAGATTGCCATCCTCAACAGGACGGAACTCAACAACATTATTGGCATACGCATGCAAAAACCCTGTTTCTGCTTCAAACGTTTCAAAAGTGTTCAACAAATCTATATCAAAAACAGGGTTACCAGATTTGATAAACGCTTCCTCAGGGAACCTAGGGTACTCTTGATGCAACTGCCATGACACCATGTTCTTCAACTTGATGTCATACCAACTTTCGTCACGGTCACCAGCAGACCAAGGAAAGAAGATACCAACAAACTGGTTGGCACCAGTTTGTGAACCAACCCACATGTTGTGAAAAAAGTTACCAGAACCATTAGCGGTGGACAAACAGATAACACGACCACCAACGTCAGCAATAGGCTCAATAGAAGCCCACGCTTCCTCAGGGTTAGGTAAGAACGCCATCTCGTCAACAATAACCAAATACACCGACTCACCACGAGCAGGGTCATTACCGCTAGGTAACGACTCAATAGCAGATTCGTTACCCCAACTCATTTTGAGTTGATGTTCAGTGGTCTGTTTAGGACCTTTTTCTTTCATCCAATACGGCAAAAATTTGTAGCCATATTTGCTTTTAGATAACAGTTTCATCGCTTCACGTTCAGTACGTGACAACATTACAACAAAACGGTCAGACCAAAAAAAAGTTAACCAAAAAGCATAAGCAGCAGCCAAAGTGCTAAAACCAATTTGACGTGCTTTCAAAACAACAGAATAACGGGAACTTAACCAAACACGGACAGAGTCTTTCTGTGCGTCACGCAACGCAAATAAAATCCTTGCACGTTCAGGATGTTTAATAAACCAATAATTTTCACAAAAATACACAAAAGCATCCAACTGCTCATCAATAGAACCTTTATCAGGACCTCGGCATAAACGCCATTCCTTCTCGTTTAAAAGTTCAGATAACTCCATTATAAACCCCAGTGACCCAAACCACCATCAGACAACAAAAATTTAGCAACCTTCAGGTTGCAGTCAAGATTCATCAACAACTCTATAGAGCCACCACAAACGTTTTTGGTAACAGTTTTCCACGTTGAATTAATCTGTAACAAACCACTATCCCACGTTTTGTTACTATTTAAAGCCCATACCATATTGCCTTCATTATCCCATAAAGCGTTTATAGCCTTAATACGGCACCTAGACTCACGCCAAGCAATATAAGAAAAAGTTTCAACAGGAACCAAACCGTACTCCTTAAACAAAGGTTCAAATTTAATACACCTTTGGACCTCATCCGCAGGCACACGTGCGTGAACCGAACCACTTGGCAAAACCAAGAACACAGCAATAACAACAATTAGCCATTTACGCATAAATACCACCCTAAAGGATTATGTTTGAATGTTTTTTGCTTCGTAATCTAACACTGCTTGAGGAAGTATATCACCACAAACATAACGAATATGCCAAGGCTCAGATTGAACTTCCCAACTGAAACCATACATATCACAATTCTGCAACATCCAGTCTAGCCGTTTCCCATTTGCACTCCACACATCAACAGCCAAACCCCAACCATGATTACTGGTAGCAGGCGTAGCCATAGGTGCTACACCCTTCTTCAACCAATACTTTTTACCCAAATAATGTCTAGTGGTTTCGGAACCATTAGGTTCCCCAACGTAACGTGACATAAAGCCAGCCAACTGCTGTTCAAAAGAACGGTACGCATCAGCACTAGACGTTGGTTTAAACGGTTTAACATCTACGGCAGACATTGCTGCATCGTGCATGGCTTCCCATGCACGTGCTGCAATATGATGTAACTTTCCACCACCAGAAATATCACGCAAAATAGCGACTGTAAGGCGACCGTTTTGCGCTTTTTTTAAATCTTTAGGTAAAACCAGTTCTTTAACAGGTAATTTCATTACTTTTTAAAAGCAGTAGCAATTTCCTCAGAAGATAACTCACCATCAACAGATGACGCAGCCAACTTTTGAATAACACCAAACAACGCCGTCAAACCAGCAACACCAGCAGATTTAACAATATCCACACCCAAAATAGCACCACCAGTAATAATAGGCAAAGCACTAGCAATGAACAACGAAACAAGTCGTTGGCATAAATCTAAACTTTTTGCAATCATTTTATTCATTTTTGTCTCTTTCTATAATCACTTTAGTAAAGTGAACGATTATGGCTATTATAGTTATTTTCCAACCCATTACACGGGTATCTCCAGACAAAGTAATCAAAACCATGCCCGTTCCAGCCAAAGTCCATGTTAAACCATGAATCTCCGACAAGATTTTTTTCATACTACCTAGACCTTCTCATAGATGTCCCTGCTGAAGCAATCAGAACCCCAACAGCAGAAATGCTACGCCTAACACGAATAGGAATCTTAGAACCTTCAGGAACATATTCATCAAATGCCCCATCAAATACGTTGATATTTCGTTCAAACACAGCAATAACTTCAGGTGGGGCATCATATAATGCCTCTATAATCAGGGTTGCTTGTTCCTCTGTAATCAGTTCTACGTCAACAGCCTTAAAAACTGTGTCAATTTCATCAATATCCATTTTGGACAACACTTCAGGTTGCATAATGATATTGATTACGGCTAGGACAGCAGATTTATTTTGAACCAATTCTGGGCTGATATCAACTGGAACAGTTGTGCTTGTAGGTGGAACAAAAATAGTTGTAGTTGTAGTTTGTGGTGGAACATATATGCTGGTAGTAGATGTTTCATTTACTATTGTCGTTGTGGGAAGTGGTACGGTTTCTGGTGGTGGAGGCATGGTGGTTTCTACGCTTGGAGGTACTAATGGCACAAGACCTACTAGGGGCATTGGCTCACTTTTTCTGGGTGGGATTAAAATAACAGGCAAAGTCATAGGTGGAATTACAATAGTTTCTGGTGGGGATGCCACTGTTTCTGGTGGCAAGGTCGCTATGACTGGTGGTAAACAAACACCACCATTATCCGCTTTAACGGATAATGAATAAAACGCTAGAAAAATTGCTGGTATAGGGATAAACCAGCGAGTTGTGCTTTGTTTCACTTCAGTTCCGTTTTTGGAACACTAGTGCAACGATAATGGCGTTAAACGATATTTTAAGTACGCAACAGACACTACTGTTCGCCCTCATTTAGGGGTACAATACCGCAACTTAGGCAACATTTATACCGCAGGTTGTGGTGCAATAAAAATATCTGCTTCAGCATCATAGAAATATCCTATGCCTGCATAAACACCACGAATCCTGTTGTTGTAACTTGTGCGTTTGCAAACTTGTCCAC